GAGATTCTTGCTTAGGTGAATTAACACTCAAAATCGCACTTCCGACAGCTGCACTCGTATTATCTACCGCATCCAGAGACTTAGTCTCAGCAGATGCAAAATTCCAAGCTGTAATCTTATCAATAGACAACTGGCCATTGTTCAAAACATTCGTAGGATCAGCTTTCAAATCTTTTGTAAACGGTGTGGTCGCATTCCAGGTCGTCAGAGTATCAGTTGAGCGAGCGACTGCTGTTCGGACACTTTCATCATTGGCCAGCAACTCCTTCTGTT